TACTTACAATTGGTGTCATATATTATTTACATAAAAATCATTATCCTCGTAAAAAGATCTATGTAGGTGTGTTATTTACAACTAGCGGTGGTTCTTTTGCCAAATATGAAAAAGGACAATATGAAATGGTAATGCAGTGTATCGATATCTATAATAAAAATCAAAAAAAATATACCATTATTCCTGTCTATTATAACCCAGAGGGCGACGTAGAAAAGTATAAAAAATATGCAAAACTGTTGGTAAATGATCCACGAATTTCAGTTATTTTTGGATGTCGTTTATCTACCCACAAAAATGCGATCAAAGGGATCCTAGAGAAAAAAAAACATTTATTACTGTTTCCTGCTCAATATGAAGGAGAAGATTGCTCTAAATCAATCTTATATTTTGGTGCTTGTCCTAACCAACAGGTTACAATTGGAATCCAATATGCAATTCGTAATATCGATTCAAACATTGTTTTAATTGGATCAAAAACCGATTTCCCTAAAAAAGCAAACGAAATCTGTAAAAGATACATGAAAGAAATGGATGCCCATCTTTTAGACGAACTGTATTTTGATCTTGATTTTACTAATTTTCAGCCAGTTGTCCAAGAAATCATGCAAAAAGCACCCAATGGATGCTGTATTATTAATACTCTTCGTGGTGAATCAAATGAACATTTCTATAGAACTCTATATGAAGAGTTTAGTAAACAGGAAAAGAACAAATCTAAATTGGTTTCAAATTATTATAAAGTTATGTCTTTTACAGTAGGTGATAATGAAAATCAGTTTATGAAACCTGAACATGTTTATCAAACCTATGGTGTATGGAATTATAATCAATTAGATTTTGATATCAGTATCTATAAAAATGAATATTTGCCTAATAATAAAAAGAAAATCCACCCTATTTTAAAAAATACAGCCTTGCTTTCCTTATTTGACTTTATTACAACTACTAAACAAATTGTCGGAGATACAAATTATCATGTATTTTTAAGTTTTTATTATTTTGCGATCTTTTTAGAACAATACCATGGCACATTAGATCCAGATACGATCCGAAAGAAAATTACGGATATAAATTATGATTTTCCATCCCCATTAGGTTCAACTAAGATGAAACCAAATAATCATTTAAGTCAACCCGTTTATATTTTACGGGTAGATAAAGATAAACGCTATAAACGTGTGTATAAATCAGCTGGAGCAATTGATCCAAGACCTTGGTTCATACCTTTCTCAAAGGTTGTATACAAATGTGATAATGATTATGATTTCTTGGGAAAAAAATATGAAGCAGAAATTAAGAAATAAGAATTAGTTATAATAAGGTTGTATGACAGGAACGACTATTTCTACTGGATCAAGAATATCAATTAATTTATATTTTTCCATCGTGGATACAAAATCACGATTGTAATTGTTTTTTACATAGGACCATACTGTTTTAAATTTATTTGATTGTGTAATCCCCATAACACGATTCCGAACATCTAGTTCTTCATAAAAATCAGGTTTGATTTTGTATAAACTAGAAAATAAGTTAATGATACGAATACAGGTTATATACTCGATTCCAGTTAGTGGTGTTTTTTTTGTTTCCTTTCGGAAGGGATAATTAGTAAAACCATAAAATTCATAAATCAAGTTTTGTAATTCTGAAAAATGGGGTCCACTTAATAAATTATTAATTTCTAGGAAAATACCATTCACGCGATCAATATAATCTAGTGTTGCTTTTCGATTATTATCTAAATCTGCTTGTTTTTGAACAAAAATATATTGTAGAAGAATCGAACTCAATGATACACCAGATATAATAGCAACAAGATCTCTTAGATTAGTATCTTTTGTTTTTACATAATACGTTGCTATGATAGCAACAACTAACATGTAAATATAAATAATAGAAATCATACTACTATATGAGAATACTTTAATTAAAATTTGCGAAATTTTAATTAAATTATTTTATCTCCTACTAAAATAATGTGTGGAATTACTGCTTATCTTGGATCAGACTCTGCGTTTGAATATATTATTGCGAGTTTGATTCTTCTTCAAAATAGAGGATATGATTCTGCTGGAATTTGTACCATGGATACATCCGGTACATTTATTAATCATAAGTATGCTTCTACCAAAGACCATACTGCTATTGAAATCCTAGAACCGTATCAAAAAGATCACATTGGTCGTTCTATTGGCATCGGTCATACCCGGTGGGCAACTCATGGTGCGAAAACGGATACCAATGCTCATCCCCATTTTGATAGCAATAAAGAATTTTGCGTGGTTCATAACGGTATCATTGAAAACTATCTTGAACTAAAGCATCGTATCCAAGGTGCCGGTATCTCCTTTTTGAGTCAAACCGATACAGAGGTAGTACCTAAATTATTAGAATATTATTTGCGCCTAGAAAGGGAACGAGTGGGTGATCAGGGTTTAGTTGACTTTGAAAATAATGTGTTGCGAAAGGCGATTGGTGATCTAGAAGGAACATGGGCGCTTGTTATCCTATATAAAGAAACACCTAACAAACTATACCTATGTAAAAATGGTAGTCCCCTTGTTATGGGTATTGACGAGCGTTTTGCCTTAATTAGTAGCGAACAATTACCGCTTTCCCAATACTTTTCAAATTATATTACTCTAGGAGATGGAGATATTGTAACGATCACTCGTGCGGAGGATGGTAAAATTTTATTTCCTAATCGTACTGATTATACCGAAAAAACGATTCAAAATAAAGTAGTAGAAACATCTAGTTATCCTTATTCTCATTGGACAATGAAGGAAATTTGTGAACAACCCATGAGTATCCTGCGCACGCTTAATATGGGCGGACGTCTGTTAGGTGATAATCAGGTTAAACTAGGTGGTCTTGATAGCCATCGCGAACAATTAATAGATACAGATCATATTATTCTTCTTGGATGTGGTACTAGTTTTAATGCAGGTCAAATTGGTTGTACTATGATTCGATCGCTACAGTGTGTGCACACGGTTCAATGCATTGACGCGAGTGAATTCACGGTAGATGATATCCCATTGCATGGAAAAACTACATTTGTATTTCTGTCTCAATCCGGAGAAACCAAAGATCTACATCGTTGCATTGAACCCATTCGTAAACGTAATTGCACGATTATCTCTATTGTAAACGTGGTTGGTTCTCTCATTTCTCGCGAAAGTGATTGTGGTATCTATTTAAATGCCGGTCGTGAAGTTGGTGTGGCGAGTACCAAGTCATTTACTAGTCAGGTCGTTGCCCTTTCTTTATTGGCAGTTTGGTTTTCTCAAATCAAAAACACCTCTCCTCATTTACGACTAAAAATTGTTCGTGATTTACGTAATCTAAGTTTAGATGTAGAACAACTTATTTCAAGATCCATGGAAAGCGTCCGTACATTGGCAAAAGGGCTCCATACAACGACCCAGATGTTTATTCTAGGAAGAGGCTTATTAAAATTCGTTTCCGACGAAGCATCCTTAAAAATTAAAGAAATCGGATATGTCCACGCAGAAGGCTATGCTGGTGGATCATTAAAACATGGTCCTTTTGCCCTAATTGACCCTAACACGGTTATCTTTCTAGTGGCTCCACGAGATGAAAACTTCTCCAAAATGATTAATGCTGCCGAAGAGGTCAAAAGTAGACACGCTCGCGTATTTCTTATTACAAATCCAAGCAATCGAGACGACTATAAGAAAGAACTCTTTGAACAGGTTATTACTGTACCAAACAATGAAATGTTTCAAACGGTTCTATCTATTGTCCCCCTACAGTTACTTGCATATGAACTGGCTCGTCTAAAGGGTCATAATCCGGATTTCCCTCGAAACTTAGCAAAAGTAGTTACTGTAGATGGATAAATAGTAATGTATCCTCTAGTATAGATGGCTAGTTCTACCAAGTAGAACGTATCCTCTAGTATAGATGGATAAATAGTAATGTATCCTCTAGTATAGATGGATAAATAGTAATGTATCCTCTAGTATAGATAGATAAATAGTAATGTAATCTCTAGTATAAATGGATAAATAGGTGCTAAATTGATACTAACTAAAGTAATCGGTAAAAGCCATGTTTAACGAAATCTTCGTTACCGTCGTAATTCTAGTTCTTGGTGAACTCTATCGCCGTACGACCTACCTCTGTTTTGATCCCAAACTATCCATCATTATTATTCGAGCTAATAATGGATATTTATTACTTACCTATAGTGGAACGTTCCGCCTTGAAAAATATGGAACTCTAGAAAATCTGTGGGTTGATCTAGTCAAAGATTATCGGATTTACTACTTTATCGATAGTGTCAAATCAGAAAAAGTCGTGGATAACCTTATGCATGGATTACATCTTTATCAAGTCGAAAAACTGTTTCATTATCATGTCTATTGGGAAAACAAACCACTCGTACAATATATGATGCGAAAAAATGTTCTTTTACACAATCCAGTCTATGATGAGTTTTATTCTTTAGTAGTTGATCAAAAATGGAAATGTTTTAGTATGGTCACAACCATGATGTGGGATGATTTTGATATTATTTTTGATAAAATCTCTCCGGATTTCTACCACCGTATCCTGGACTTATCTAGAATACTACGCGCAAGAAAAATCCTAGAATATAATCCAAAAATTAAAAAATATGTAGAAAATCATAACTTAGAAACGATGAAATGTATCGAACCATTCATGAGTCACAAAAGATTGCCACTAGATGTTTGTAAGTTAGTAGCAAGCTATCTTCTTTATTAAATCTTTTGCATGAAATCAACACCCACCAATGATCCATTTGATAGGTATTCTAGGGTTGCTCCACCACCTGTCGTAATATAGTAAAAATTATGAGGAAACCGATTTACAAATCCTCCCGTATCTCCACCCCCTACAATCACTTTCTTTCCTTGACTTGATGCACGAATCAATCGATCTACTAGAGCGGTACTTCCATGGTGATATAGATTGCTTTCTACAACACCCAATGTACCATTCCAAAAAATAATATCACTTTGTTCTACTAGTTGATCTAGCTCAAATAGACTTTTCATTCCAGCATCCAAGAAATTCTTATTCGCGGGTAGAGTTCGACTAGTGGCATATTCCGGCATGGTGGTCAAGTTTTCGGCACATAATCCATCTACCATATAATGAATTTTTGCTCGGTTCTTACTAATGCTTTCGATAAAATCAGACATAGCGGAAGAACCCTTTAGAATGGAGTTGATATTTCCACCACAAAGATAAATGGTATCCATTTTTGTAGATAGTTTTTGCACTAACGGCAACTTATCATCCATTTTACCGCCGCCAATAATACCAAGGACTCTTTTTCCTTCTGGATTATCTAGAAGTAATTTTAGTGCTTTTAGTTCTTTCTCTACTAGGTATCCAATCGCTCTAACTTTTTTAGGGATACCACATATACTTAGATGATCACGATGCATGCATCCAAATGCATCATTCACAAATACGTCTCCTAATTGCTGCATTATCTCTCGTTCCATATTGTCTTCTGGATACGATAGATAATTGGTTTCTACATCATGGAATCGAATGTTTTCTAACAAATACAATCGATTGTTAGTCTTATCCAATATGTCTAATGTCTTAACAGATAATCCATCTTCTAGAAAATAAAGCGGTTCGTCAAAGTAGGTCTGTAATGTCGGCAAAAATCGTTTCCAACTATCCTTTTCAGTTTTTCCTTTTGGGCGACCAAAGTGAGCTATAATGACAACATGGTGTACGCCCTCGGATAGAATCTTACGAATGGTTGGCAAAGAAGCTACAATTCTAGAGTCATCTGTAATAACACCATCTTTAGTAGGAATATTCCAATCCACGCGCAGGATTACTTTTTTCTCAAAGAAATCAATCTGATCGACAGTCGGAACGCTCATTTTATATTTTATAGTTGAATAAAGAAATTTGGTTTTATACTGGTTTTCGCATACTATGATGATATATTGTTCGAAATAGGTTAATTGTTACACACAGGGATAATATAGTTAGAATCGTGGGGTTCACATATACGGTATATGCTGCTAGTACCAAATAGGCGAATAGGAAAAGTAGCATAAACAAATTCATGAATTAAGTTTGATTACTAGGTGAGTAATCAAATCAATTTTATTCTAACTTAATTTCTTCTAACTTGATTTGGCGAATCTTAATTTCCGGTTTACCTGATTTCTTTGCTAAATTTAATTTACAATATTCACCATACTTATTTACAATGGTTTGTGCATCCTTCATAATCGTCTCATAGCCGCGGTCAAAACTCTGCATTCCACCTGCACCCGAATAGCCTTTCGTGCCACAGCATACATTGTTAAAGCGAATCACTCCGCCTTTTTGGGGATTTTTTGGATCATATGTATTCTTAAAATATTGCATGGATCGTTCAAAATCTTCCTTATTGTCTACTGAGACTTTGAGTTCCGGTTGATTTACATTTCCCCACAGACCACCCATGCAATAACTCAATCCTCTAATAATACTAGCTTTCATAAAATAAGGATTTTCTACCGGATACACACTAAATAATTGAGCTCCCTTTTCTTGGCATAGAGAAAAACCTAGTTTAATGAAGGCATCAAGACTTTTAATTGGTTCTAATTTTTTTTCATTTACACGATAATATACATCTATAAGGTCATCGTCCATGTGGAAGAGTTGTTCCCCTTTAGGGAAATAGTCATTGATAAAGTTACGAATGTTCTTCATTCCTTTTACACCAACTACTAATCTTGACTTATATTCTTGGGGTAAAGCCGCTTGGTATTTCTTTTTTTCTTCTTCATTTGCGACAAACACATAAACATCCTTAGGGTCAATCTTTTGACGCTGAAGGATTGGTATTGTCTTTTTTGCTAGGGTATCTGCGCGATTATAACTTGGAATGACAATCTTGTACTTCATTTCTATATTGATAGAATATTATTATACAATAGGAATTGAAAATATATTTCAACGAAGCCATAACGGAACCATGATGCCCCGTCCCCTAAAGAAAACAAACTGTTGCTTGGAATACTATCCACAATTAATCGTTATTTTTCTTATGTGTTTCCTTATCGGTGTCTGTTTATATTTATCCTCTTATCGAGCTATTACAGATTCTAATAATACAAATGGTAAACTTCCAAAAGCAGTAACCTCTGGTAAACTTGCAACAGCAGAAACAGTAACTAGTAAGTCTGCAAAAGAAGAACCTAACCCAGCTAAGTCAATAGCAACATCTGGTACGTCTGCAAAAGCAGCAACATTAACAAAAGTAATTATACCAAAGCCAACTCCTAAAAAAGTAACGTTAACAAAAGTAAATATACCAGAAATAAAAAATAAACATAGGAAATGGGCAAGACGGTATTATAAATCCCGTAAATATAAGAAATTAGCAGAGACTTTTATTAAGCTTACGCCAGTAACAACCTCTGGTAAGCTTACGCCAGTAACAACCTCTGGTAAGCTTACATCAGTAGCAACCTCGAGAGCAATTACTCATATATCTAAAAAGAAGAAACGTGTTGTAAAATTAGGTAATACATATGTTCCTATTCATATCCATCCAGAGAAAGATCCGAAAATGAACATTATCCAATTATCTGAAGTAGTTGTCCCTGTTTCGATGGTAAATCTAGTAAATGGTGAGTAATGTTTTATTTTCTCTGATGGTTATAGATGTCGTGTCCATTTAAACGAGAAGTAAACCCAAAACCGATTCTTCCTAAATGCAAATATGATTTAGAATGCAAAGATTATACTCGTGATCACCGCTTTGGATTTTATCACAATACTTTTGGCAATCATCACTCAGAAAGGATGCATTTTTTATTAAAAACTGGTCTATATGTTCTTTCTAAAAAAAAGAAAGATGCAACCTTTTCGCCTAAATATCTATGGGATCAGTTTTCCTGTGACCTAAAAGATGAAATCTATCACGAGTTCCTCATATTTTCTTATCTATATACACTAGACCATCGTAATGATGCAATTGATTTAATGACGATTAAACAGGCTTTTACCGGACTAGAAGAATCAAATATCACAGGTATTTATTATCTAAATGTTGCATTTATGATGTGGATTTTTAAAATAAGTTCATTACGTGAACTAGTAGAACTACTAGATCGTCTAGTATCACAAGGCGTCATTGTGGAAAAATTTGATATTCATTTTAATAGACTAATAGAAATTATCCGTTTTATACCGAAAAGAAAAATTAATCCTGTTCTTGCGAAACATCTAGAAATATTAGATGAAACAACTCTAAAAGGTATTTATTCAGATTTTATGTTAGGTGAAACCTACCCGAAAAATGGAGAAATGGAGCTTGTATGGAGAACAGAAAAAAAGATTATGGATGTTCAGCAACAGATGTTTCAAGATGTACCATCATATATTATTTCAAATACTGGGCTAACCATGATGATTACTGAATTTGTACGTATTAGTGGTTACGACGGTAATGTACAAACAGGACATTTCCTTGAGCCCAACCAAAATAAATCTATTTGATAAGAATAGTATGTATCATTTCACCTTTCGAAAAAGAAATCCAACTCTTTTCTTTTTCTTACTCCTCGCATCCATCATTACTCTTTTCCATCTAAAAGCCTATACATTTACAGTATTCACATTATCATTATGGTTCATATTTGAATATATGTATAGATTGCCCATTTTTATCTCAGAACAAACACTAGATAAAATAGACAATCAACTAGGCATATTAAAGTTTAGTGGTACAAACATTGTTTCCCCTGTATATGGAAGGGTTAGAGAGATAGAAAGTAAAACGGATTACACTCGTATTATTACTACACTTGGTTTATTAGATGTTCATTATCAGTTTGTACCAATAGATGGGATCGTAGAAAAAGTATCCCTTCATGATGGAGAACGATATCTTGCAAATCTAATAGATCGTTCTGGTAACAATAAAAGAAAAGTATGTGTCTTTACGAATAAAGAAGGATTAAAAATTTATGTTGTTTCCTATGCAGGATTTATGTCTGGCGAAATTCAAACCGCTCTTCGAAATGGAGAAAAGGTTTATGCCGGAAAACCATATGGCTTTCTGCCGTTTGATGGGCGAGTCGATATTATTTTACCGAATAGCCATAAGAAAAAAGGACTCACATTATTAGTTAAAAAAGGTGATCATTTGGCTGGACCAGCTAGTCTATTTTGTGTTTATTAAGTATCATTTAATTTTCGAATATTTCTGTTGCGTTCACCTGTAGTAACTATATCTGTTACAATTAAGCTACCGTGT